ATTTCTGTATCATCAATGCCACACCACTTGAGTAAGTTCTGTGTCTTATAACTGATAGGCTTGCCTAACATAAAGTTACATTTGTATCCGCAATTGAAACAATGCATCGACCAGTTACTACCATCAAACTTGATACCACCGCGCATTCTACGATCGGCTTTATGACCAAAGTGGCTACAGCAAATAGCGTTGAAGCTAGTCCAACCGCTACTTGTGTTTTTCTTTTTGCCGGGAATTATCGATAGGATATCAAACATTTATGTAGTATAACACAAACGTATACAGTAAATCAACACTTGTGGTCAATTATCTGGTTAATATGTTAGCCACTGCGCCCGAGTTGCTAGTGAATGACATTCTAACGTATGGATGAAACCCTTGAATTACATAACCAACTGTTTGAGTATTGTTTGCCACTTCGTCAGTAGTCACAATATCATACCAATCTGCATCACCCAATGAACTACCTTGAATGACTGTATTACCGTAATACTCTATATATTCTGTTTGGATAGTTAATATTGGGTTGTCATTTGTACTAAGTACACTTGAGAAGTATGTAAGCGTGTTGCTACCGGAATTGCTTGTGTTAGGGAACTGTTGTCCTGTTGGAATTGTTATTTGATATGAAGGAACAAAGTTAGGTAATACACTATTAACAATATTCAATACACCACGTGCTCCTGCATTTTGGTCAACAAATACAGGATAGTCAAAGTCACCAACTGGTATCTCTAATGTATAATAACATTTCTGTGCTTCGATGTTTTCCAAATCAGCCGCATTCAATATTAAAGCACAAATCCCCGTAGCAGGCAATTGTAATGTCAATGCTTTCTGTAGAAGGACCTGGTTTCCTTCATAATTTAGGATTCTACAAGTAATAGATTTTCCTGTGATGTCAACAGGTTTCTGTTCCTGATTTAGGAATTGGAATTGAAGTTGATTATCAACCCCTTTATGCAATGTTAATGGTTTTGCGTAGACTGGCATATATCTCCTCGGTGAATAGCCTGACAATAGCACGACAATATTGCGCTGAAAGTAATAAAATACTGATGTTGAATACACAAATGTAGGCTCCTAATAATATATTTAGTCGAAAAAATATTCTTTTATTAAATGGAAATTTCCGACACTAAATAAACTGACTAGAATAATAATGATACAAAACGAATTTTTCAAGAAACTCAGTGAAAATCACCCTTTCATCACCGTATGTTCATATGCCAACCAAGACTATGTTGGTATTGTACAGAACCGTGATGAAATGGTCACCACTATCTATGACTATGGATCTATCATAGACTCTGCAATCAAAGAAAAGTTCTTAGAATTAGGTGAAATATGGTGGTGGGAAAGTAACAGACTAATACCCATCAATCTATTCTTAAAGCAAGAGTGGGCTATTTTTAAACCCTATATACGCACGTTCAACAACAAAAGTCTAGTTGTCATACATGGTCCAGTGTGTAGTATGGCAGAATTAAGTAAGCGTAGAAGTAAACGCCGAAGTATTACTCTCGTTAAACGAATCCCTTAACAAATTCATGTGTACCACGACTAAGTTTGCATAAGCAATAGCGTGAGCTTTCTTAAACACATACCCATCAGTTCCTTTATCCCATACAGTTTTAGCAACTTCTGACCATTTCTCTCCGATCAGATGCTTTTTACCGGGACGAATAACAGCTAGAAACATAGCTAGCCTAGGGATACTATCCACTGGTTCTGGCATCTTCTGTAGATTGTAGTACTGATTGTTCAAGTGAATCAATTGTTCTACAAACTTACTATCAGTTAATTTAGACCAATTAGGTTCTCGCATCAATTCTACTAGATGCTTTTCATCACGAACCTTTTCATACACGTGAACATTCAATAAGTCTAATTTAAAGTAGCCACGCTTGTCTGCTAGTGTATAGTCAATGCTTGCAATATTATTGATAGGATCATATGGGATGTCAGTAATATACACTCCAGTGGCATGATTGCGAATAGGGTTTACATTACGCATTGCCGCACGTGTATGTTTAATGACTTTCAATAACTCATCACGATTACCAAAGTCAATGTCAATGTCTGAATCTATTCTCATTTTGATGGTGCTACTAATTCTGCTTTAATAAGTTTAGTATACGCTTTTTGCACAACGATTGCTTGTCTTTCGGCATCTTCAACTGCTTTGTGGCTTGTAGTATGCCCACCGTCTTTAAGACTTACACCTGTTACTTCCCACAATGTTCGTGTATCACGCATAGTCCAAAAAGGCCAGGGAATAGGATTAGGTTTGTCGCTAACTTGTCTCCAGGCATGCTCCATAACAACTAAGTCAAAAGGAGCACCGTTACTCCAAACAGCACGACGGTTCCAACAAAACTTATATAGTATCTCCATGCACTCTTTAAATGGGATGCGTCCATTTTCTCCCATAGCCTCTTCAAGTGCTTCAGGACTTTGTTCACTCCACCAACGCAATGTATCTTCATTGATACTTCTATTGTAAATCTCTGTTTGATCCTCAACTGTAGGTCGTAGTTCTAATCGTTCAACTACACCACTACCTTTAGGATCGAAACGAACGGCACCGATGGTTAAGATAACACAGTTAGGTGTCGTATCTAAACTTTCAATGTCAATCATTATATCATTTGCCATATTATGCCTGTAACGTTTTCCAAATATATTTTTTCTCTAAATAATCTTGTAACTTATTTGCTTCATCTTTGCTATTAAATGCTACACCTTTAATCTCATACATATCTTCTAGGTATCTAGCGTAATCACCATTAGCATCCTGTGCCCAAGTGGTTAAGTTAATCCACATAATATCAACTTCATCACTCATAAGTAATATGCCTATGCCAACTTCATTGCAACCTATGTCGGTGAATAAAAGGTCAAGTAACTTTTTCTTAGTATCAAATTGTCTAATGTTGTCCCATTTAGGCCATGATACTAGAAATTTACCATCTTGTAAAGATTTTATGGGAAAAGGTGTATTGTTCATTGAAATTTTAATAAAAATAATAGGTACTTCTTCTCATCAACAATCTCATAACCATCTGTTATGTTACCATTGACTATGTTCATCTTAAGTCCATATTGTCCTACTAGGTAATCTTCAAAATCATATGCGTCAAATTCTTTATTCTGTTGCATATATTCTTTGCGGACTTTCTTTAATGCTTCCCAATAGTTCCAACGATTCTTTCGTCTTTCTATTTCTGGATCATCGTCATCATAATCTTGTATGTGTGGTATCGTTGCCATCAACTCCACCTCAATGTAAACATGATATAATCTCTCTCATATCTAAATTTAAAACTAGCTGTATTTGTGTCCGTAACACACCACCTGCAATGTCTTGTGTGTTTACCTATATTATGTTCTACCCAATCTAGTATTTCAAAATATCTATCGATGTGTTCTGTTCTAACTGAACACTCATGCCAGCCTGGCTTTGTTGTTTCCCAAGTGTCATGGTAATGTTCAAGTACTAAAGCCATTGAATGCTAATTTTTTTGACTTATATGAATTAACAAAGTCGGCTGCATCTTTTATTTGTTTTTCATCATTTTCATTTTTTACAACATTCAATTCATCATAAATGCTGTCCTTATTAAAGGAACGACCAAAGGTTAAAACAGCAGAATTAGGATGTATTTTAAATAAAGTATCTATCCATTCAGTTGCATAGCCCAACGCATCAAAAAAATCCATATGTTCATTTTTCCATAGTAGATACTGATCGTCTGGACCCCCTGTGCTTCCTCTACCGTAAGTAGGACGTTTTCTTAAATTAGTTTTATCAATACAATTAAGTTTATCATTTATTTCATCAGCAGTCATTAATTCGTAACCATAATTTTGCCATTCGAGTGAAAAAGGTGACATAGCAATGACACCGTTATCTTTAGATATACCCAATGGATTAAAGTGAAAACTATCAATTGCTTTTTCTTTTAATGCCCATTGTATATTATTATTAAATACCTCAATTGATTCATAGGGTAATCCAATAATAAAACCTCCGGTAATGTGTAATTCAGGGTACTGTTTTTTTATCTCAATAAGATAATTTTTTAGTCTATCACCAGTAAAACCTTTATTGATACTTTTGCTAGTACGTTCATTTAATGTTTCTATTCCACAAAGAAACCCCTTAAAACCTGATTTAACTAATTTATCCAATGATCCTTTATATGCCCAAACTAAATCAATTCTAACATATCCAGTAAGTGCGAGTTCAAAATTTAATTCATTGGCTATTTCATATAACATGTTGATTTTAATTTCATTGTCATTGAATGTATCGTCTGTTAAGATATAGCGAGTAGTGCCCCAAAGTTTATAATTTCTAATAAATTCTTGCTTGATATCTTCTTTTTCTCTAATATAATCATTTTTATTTTTTCCAACTAGTGGAAAACTACAAAACTTACACTTAAATATACATCCTCGACTAAATTCTATTGTTAATGCTTCATTTGGTTGTATAAAATCACGATTTGTGTATTCTGTATTCAATAATGCTAAATCAAATTTTTCATAATGATGTGTACAGTTAACTACTTTTTTTATATCACGTGATGTTTTAATTGTTTCGATAAGAAAAGGATTAAATTTTCCTGTGTGGATATATTGTATAATTTCTTCTATCGCGCCTTCAGTAAATCCCTTAAAGAATAGATCAATTCCTTCAAAATAGTTGTCCATAACACTAAAGCCACCTGCTATTACAGTAATATTAGGATAGAGTTCTTTAGCTTTAATAATAATCATATTTACTTTTTGTGGATTAAGACCAACAAGGCTTAAACTAAAACCAATAAAGTCTAATTTTGAAAATTTAGTTATCAGAGAAATTAATTCATCTTCATTCCATGAATTAAAAAAATCTACTACCTCGACATCAACATTATGTTTACGCATTACTGTTGCTACCCGATGAGCCCCAGTTGATCTACCTATGGCAACACGTGGTGATTCTCGATTATAAAAACTATCACCAAAAATTATCCCACATGTGTTACTCATATTATATTGCCAGTTTTTTTACTTTATAGTCATCAATAAATGAAATAGCCTCTTTAGTTTGCTTCATAAAATCGATATCCTTCATTCTAGTGTGTAAAATTTCTTCTACTGTATATTTATTAAAGGACATTGATATGGCAGCGAAACCAGCTAGTTTCATTTTAGTTGATATTCCTGATTTATTAAACTCATTGACAGCATTAATTGCGTCTAAAAAATCCATATGCTCATTTTTCCATGGCAGTAGATAATCTTTAAATTTATAATCATATCTATATTTCAGCATTACTTCTTTAATATTTTTTTCAGGTGAGAATGATTTTACTCTTTTATCTATCTCATCATCTGACATAACCTCATACCCATAATTTTTATATTCATAGCTAAAAGGAGATAAGTCACTAACAGAATTACCTACATAAATTCCTAATGGGTGTAAAACAATCGAATCAAAAACATTTGACTCTATGCACCATTCCATATTGTTATTAAATATTTCAAGTGGTTCATACGGTAATCCAACAATAAAACCTGCGGTAATATGTAATTCAGGATACTGTTTTTTTATTTCAATCATGTAGTTTTTTAGTTTATCACCTGATAGTCCTTTATTAATACTTTTACTAGTACGTTCATTAAGTGATTCTATTCCAAAGAAAAATGCCTTTACACCTGATTTAACTAATTTATCAAGAGTTCCCTTTTTTGCATATAGCATGTCTACTCTGATATATGAAACAATACTAAGTTTAAAATCCAATTCATTAGTTATTTCATACAACATGTCAACTTTAATTTCGTTATCATTAAAAGTATCATCAGTTATAATATAGCGAGTGGTGCCCCATTTGTTATAATTATTAATTAATTCTTCTTTAACTTGTTCCTTGTTGCTAATGTAATCATTTTTGTTTTTACCCACTAGTGGAAAGTTGCAAAACTTACACTTAAACACACAGCCTCGACTTAGTTCTATACCAAGTACCTCGTTAGGTTTGATAAAATCACTATCGATATACATAGTGTTTAGTTCTGCTGTACTAGTTGGATAGTGTTTTGTGCAATTAACTACATTTTTTATATCATGTGTTTTTATTTTTTCTATTAAAAACGGATTAAACTTTCCTGTTCTAAGGTATTCTATAATATCGTCGATGGCACTTTCAGTAAATCCTTTAAAGAATAAATCAACTCCAACAAAACTTTTATCTAGCACACTTGAACCACCTGCAATAACTTTGACCGATGGATGCAAAGTTTTAACTCTTTCAATAAGTAAATTTACTTTTTCTTCCTCTAATGGGCTTAAATTTATACCAAAACCAATAAAGTCTATTTTTGAAAATTTATTTGCAAAAGCAATTAATTCGTCATCAGTCCACTGATTAAAAAAATCTACTACCTCAACATCAACACTGCGTCTACGCATTAACGTAGCTACCCTATGAACACCAGTAGCCCTACCAATAGTATTTCTGGTATTCATTTTATTACCAAAAAAATGATTATCTCCAAACAAAATTCCAAACATATTTTCACTCATATTTTATTTATAACCATCGTAAAGTGAACCATTCGGCGTCTTGTTTCTTCTCAAAAATAAATCGTGTACCTAAGTTTTTCCACTCACCTGTACAATTAGCATTTATCCATTCTATAATATCAACTGCTTCAGTACCGTCACTAAATCTTTTCAATTTAATACTAGTCCAGCCCAATGCAGACAGCAACACTTGTGTGTCAATATCCTTTGCCATTTGTTCACTGGCTTGATTGACAATTTCTTCCGATATATTCATCCCCACCTCAACATAAAATAACTTGCATTAGTATCATTGTAAAAAGTAAACACTGCACGTTTTTCTATTTCCGGTTCCCAATTAGATCCACTAAAATTATCGTACATTGCTTTATAATATGAAAAGTCAAAGTCTACACCCATGACCCAACCGTGTTGTTTTAATTGTTTGACTATTTCTAATGTTTTATTAACATCAAGGTGTAGTGTTACTTGTATCATTTGCCACTAATGTATTCAGTTCATCTACTAGTTCTGGTATATAATCTTTCATATCTCTTTTTCTGAATTCATCAGAACCTTTAATAAATTTTTGTACTTCTTTTATTTTACTAATGTCTCCTGACCACGGTTCTGCTAATAAAGAAGCTATATGCTTAATACAATCAATATTAGCTTGGAGAATAGGTTCGTTATCTTTTTCAATCTTATTTAATAAACTATGTACTTTTTGAATTCCTATTTGACGATAAGATTCTGATAAATGACATACCATCATATTAGGAGGGTCGTTTACTTTATTTAAGAATGCTCCGCAATTTTCAAGCAATCCATATTCTTTTAATAGGTCATACCAAAATTCTAATAAGTCAGGTGCTTGAATGGCATTGAATATACTATGCGTACAACTTAATCCTACACCAAACTTTTTATAATCTTGCCTACAAATTTCTAACAACGTTCTAAGATTGGTTTCTGTCTTGGACCATTTAAATGGATATCTAATGTATTCATTTACTTTACCATAACCATCTATCGATACTGAAAACACAATACTTTTAAAGTTTTTCCATAAATCAATTAACCTGTCATTTAATCCTGTCAAATTTGTAACGTAACTAAGTTCAATGTTTTTGCTTCTAGCTTCATCTACTAATTTTTGTAAGAATGAAAAATGTTCATCAGAAATAGTAGGCTCACCTCCCACAAATGATATTTTTATAACATTTGGAAAATACTTAATTAATTTAGATGCGTTAGTTTCATCAATTGTAATACGATTAAACTTTATAAATCTTTCATCTACGTGTGGATGTAATGCTTGCCATTCTTCTTCCCAAAAGTTACTTGCTTTAGGACAACAGGTCATGCATTTACTATTGCAAGTTGTAGCGAATGTGAGGTCTAAAAATTTAATATCTAATGGATTAACATGTTTTACCATTGGCGCATCAGTTATGTAATCGTTCCATATATTACGCATTGACCTTACATCAACTTCTTCAGATTCTTTACAGTTATAACATGCTTTAGGCCACTCACCGTTGATAAGTTTTTCTCTCACATCTTTTAAATTGTCCGCATTGATACTTTCAATTGGTTCTAAATCTAAATTGGTTGGGGTATTAAATTCAGAACTACGAATGTTACAGCATGGAAGATACTGCCCACTTGAATTAATTGATACAGATCCAAATGCTAGTCCACAGTATATAGATTTATTTTCTGTCATATCAACCGCGTGTCAACTCAAATAGAATAGCATCACGCTCATCTTTGAAATAAAAATCCATGTAATCTTCAGTTGCATGAGTAGTAAATCTATCCCCGGGTAATCCAAACTGTTCTACTGCCCACACACAGGTTCTATTCCACTGATGTATGTCATGACCTATTTGCCATGGTATACGAACTCTAGTACCCTGCGACTTTGAGTGTATCTGTGATTTGTCTTTTAAGTTCTTCATTTTTATGAAATTTCAATGCCCATTGTTCTGGATTAATATAATCATTAACCATCTTAAGATGATCTGGTTTCAATGTTTCTAAGAATTTTATGCCGCTCTCACTACAATATAACATCCAAGGACTAATCTTACCTGTCGTAATCAGTTGACATATGCGATTTGCATTACCATAGCGTAAGTAATCTCTAGGTTGTATATTATCTTTTTCTGCCCAATCGATAGTGGTCTCTACACTACGGTGTATGGCATCAAACGCATCTTCTATTCTAAGATACTCAGTCAAATATTTAGTATATGTTGTATCACTACACCAGTTGTCAATCTTAATCTGATTCTTTAACAACCAATCAACGAACCTACTAACATTGATTACGTTTACGTTGACGCAATAGTTACCAAATTTGACAAAGGCAATATAGTATGCACTCTTAATAAATTCTTCGTAGGTCTTTTGTTTCTTAGTTGCTGTGTTCTTTTTATAGAATTGAACCCATGCTTGAAAGCCAATGCGATTACCTTGTTTGTCTTTATTCAACCATCTGTCTTTGGTTTCGCACATATGTTTCATTATCGTGCTTTCACGCAGGAACTCACGTTTACAAAACTCACAACCAAACTTCATTGGCTTATCAATTACCAAGGTCTCTTTCATATTCTTGTATCTGTTCGTCTGTTATAACTTCGCTCATTACTTCAATATCAGCTTGCTTCATGTTAGGAAACAGTTCAGCCAAACGACATTTCTTCTTGTGGTTCTCTACAAAGACCTGACTTACTTCTTCAATATCACTTGCATTTGCTTTGGGATATATCTTCTTATAGTATTCTCGTATATCTTTAATCTTTGCAGGCGCTTGCAATCTACTTACTTTAAGACTGATGTTAGGAATCCACTGATGAAATTGTTTACCTACTCCAGGGCTAGACGCACATAACATCAACCATTGCAATTTAGGATTCTTATAAACATTCTCATTGAACAAGTACTTGTTAGCGTGATAGTCAATACTTTGTAAATAATAATTTTGAACGTCACCTGAGCCTTTAACTGCACTCATCCATTGAATCAGCATAAATGGTACAAACTTCTTACGCTGGTCTTCACTCAATCTATCATAGTAACCATAGTCTTTCTTGTCTAATGCCGCAAGTGCTTCAAACAAATCAAAGTCTTGATTCTCTAGTTTCTCATCGACTGGTACTGCTGGTTTTCTTGTTGCCATTAGAATGCCTGACTATAATCTACAATCTCGCAGTTACGACTAATCTCTTTTACAAAGTATACGCATCGTGGTTTGAGACCATCATCGATTGGTACACATAAGAACTGTCCATTCTTTAATCGAGGAGCATACCATGTTACATCATGGTAAATATCTACAATCTCAATTGGTAAGAAGCTAGGACTAAAACTAGTTAATGGATTGAACTCAAACGCATTGAATCCCCTATCGTTAATACTAGTAAGAGGTAATGTCTCTAAGTCTCCGTGTTCTTTTTCGCCAATCAATATTTGCCAATCAACTGGCATCTTAATTGTACTATTACCAATTTTTAGTACAAGTGCAGGAGCACTGAATGATTCTAAAAAGATAAGTGGGATATAATGATAGTCTACGTTTGATGGGTTACTATTATCTAGTATCGCAAAACGAAGGTCATCAATTTCTTCGGGGAGTGTTTCTAAGTTATAGAATTCGTTTTCAAGTGTTAATATACGCATAATGTATTATATCATTTATATTTCAGTTTTTCAACATCAAACGGGTAGTTAGCATCCTTGTAGAACGCTTTACGTTGTGTTAAATGTCGTTTGGCAAATTTGCAACTAGAAGTAATATCCCAAATCTGCACAAAGTCTTTGTCCTCTGCTTTACGAATACCACGACCGATTGATTGAATCACCCTAACAAAACTCTTACCCGGTTCTAATAGCATCACATTAAAGATGCGAGGAATATTAATACCAACTGCGGCAACACCATAAGTAGCAATAATAATTTTATTTGTTGCAGTAGCAATATCTTCATAGTGTTCTGTCCTAGTAGTACCTTTTGTACCACCTGACACAAATACTACATTATCTTCCGGTACACCCAGTTCTTCTAGTTTCAAATGAAGTAACTGTCCTGCTTCAATACGATCAACCAAAATCAATGTGTTACCTGTATCTTTAACAGTATTAGCTAACTCAGCAATCTTTTGCATCCTTAATCCATCACTGGTCAAGAATTTAAGTTCGCTTTGATAGTTTGTAAATTCCATGCTGTCTTGTAATTGGACAATGTTAACGTGGCATTGTGATAGTACGCCCATGTCTTGCAATGTGCTTGCTGATAATTGATTAATAACAGGACCTAAACTCACAGTCAATGACATTGACTCAGCTTTTGCTTTAGGGATAGTTCCAGTAAGTCCCCATCGTAATGGAATCTGACTCATCACACCAGTCAATAATGATTTAAGTACATCTGCTTTGGCTTGGTGCACTTCATCAACAATCACACAAACAACACCTTCGATAAAGTCTTGAAATGGTACTTCCGCTTCATCGGCTTTGGTTTTCTTCAACATGTTACCTAGACTTTGCCATGTGCAGATTGTGTGTGTTTTGTTGTATTCTTTACGCCCACCATAATAAACACCTACATCTAGTCCCAAATTGATATAGTCTTTTTCTGTTTGAGTTACTAAACTAGTGTTAGGAACAATAACAATACTACGACCATATTGTTCTACACAACTTGATAATGCGGCCGTAATTAATGTCTTACCTGCACCTGTAGCAATCTCTTGTAGTGATTGTGGGTTCTTCAAATAGTTATTGATAATTTCAATTTGATAGTCACGTAACACAACAGGTTTGCCTGCTTCAGGATGTCCTACAGGCCAGGTCTTATGCTTGAATGTTTCCTCAGATACTTCTGTAAATGCAAAAGTAGTTGAATATTCCCTAGTATCTTCAAGTTCAATGTCGTAGTCTGCACGGTCAAGTACTGGAAGAATTTCTGGCAATAGATTAATATATGTACTGCCACTTAAACTAAAATAACTTGTCTTGCCATTCCATCTACCTAATCGGACACTTGGTAAATATCGTGCACCGGGTACTTCAAATTCAAACATCTTCATCAATGCTTTGCGTTCGGCTAATTCCAAGCCCTCAATCTTTACATTGACTTCATCTCTAACTATAATTTTACATTGTTTCATTTAATATCTATTGGTTGGGAATTCACTAATTGTACTATCTTGCCTGCCCTGATGGGTTCATCATAGCTAGGGTCTCTGCTGGTTCTAAACCTAATTACAACAGGTAAATCATAATTATTAGATTCTTTATTTTTTGAATTATAAAGCCATTTAGATTCAGGATCAATTCTTATGCCGGCAAGTGTTAATTTGTCTCTAAGATTTTTTCTAACTTCAGTTAATATTCTATTACCGGTGAATACAACATAGTCACATTTAATCTCTAATAGCCAGGGTACTATATTTAGTACGTCAGTTACTTCCATTTCATAAACACGATTGGATATGAATGTTTGTCTTTCATCATTAATGTCATAAATTGATTCATCAATATGCACACCATGATAAACTAATTTAGATACAGTAGCCGGTGTAGTATCTAATACCATATCACCTAATACTTCATCTAATTGTTCTGTAATTGCTACAATAAACAAATTGCCATTAATTCTTGTAAGTGTGGGTTGCCAGTATTTAACGTCTTTGTATTCTTTTATTGTATCAAGTAAACTAGAAACAACATTACAATAATGTACTGTTTTGAAAAACTTATTAGAGGTATATACTAATAACTTCAATGAGTGTGTGCTATATTCTGTGCTGTATTGTTTACGTTCTTTATCCCAAACAAATGTGTTAGTATCTTCTTTTCTAAACGCATCAATAAAATTCTTATTATATGGACATTTGAAAATAATTTGGTTATCTTCAATAGACACATGCCCATCAGTATATTGCGGAGCACTTTCAATAACCTTCATGGTCCATGGCAAATGGATTAGTTTGTCAGCATCCAATTCATGTTTACTTAATTGCCTTCTATATTTGTATATGATTTTATAAAACAACTCTACTTGATTAGTAGTTACTTGTTTTAATAATTGTAGGCTTTCAACAAACTTTTTATCAAATCTGCTAAGACTAATACTACCCATCATAAAGTGGGCTACATGTTCTGCTGTTTTTAGTTCTACCATTTTTATATTATATAGGTTATTGAAAATATTTACAAGTATAAAGGCAAAAAAAGGGGAACCTAAGTTCCCCGAAAAATTAACGAAAGAAACGAAAAACTTATCGAAGCGGACTTATTGACATTGCCGCTACGCACACTGCAGGGGTTATGCTTTCATGCAAGTTGCTTTAGCAAGTTCGCGCCAGTTAGCACTAATCTTAACTAAGTCAGCAACTTTCAAACACATACGCAAGGACACTTCACGCAATTTGCTATGATTGTCCCAGATGAACGACATAATTTCATCTGTTTGTTCTTGTGAAAAATCATACTCAGAGAACAAACCACCATCAGCATCACGATGCACTTGCTTGATACGCAACATTTTGTCACGCTCTGAATCAACTGTCAAGTCAAGAAAGTGACAACGTGATTGCAATGCATCTAAGTGAGGTTGCATCTTACCTGCTTTTTTTGCATCAAACGATTTGTTTGTAATGAAAATAATAGAACCATTAAAGTTGAAACTATTAGGGATACCTTCGTCACGTAAAATACGTGAATCTTTATTCCAAGAAATTCTACGTGTCTTACCTGAATCAAGAGCACCTTTCAGTACGTTGATAGCGTCCTGATCTTCCCAGATATCACAATCATCAAACACTAACACATTCTTAGCGTCAGAAAATTTGTACAACTTAGCAAACAAGCCGATACCTGACATAGCACCTTTGACAACTTCAAAGCGAACTTTCTTGCCTGCAAGTTTATCAAACATGCTAGCTTTTTCCATTTGCAAATTTACACCATGTGACTTACCGATACCTGCAGGACCTGTCACAATCATAGCACGAATATCGCCGGCAATACATGCACGTGACATTTCATCAAGCACACCGAAACGTGAAGCAATACGGTCCATTGCTTCTGTTTCAGTTTCTTTAACTGCTTCTTTTTTAAACTCTACTGTATTTGCTAACACTTGTTCTCCATTCAAAAATTCAATATCATTAATGTCATCAACAAGGACCTTGACTTCAGGGATGTTGATTGCGAATTGACCATCATTTTTGACAGTCACATAACTACCTTTTTTACCTGTCTGAAAACCTTTGACAAGTGTAAACTCAGTATTGATTACTGCTTGCTTGCGATAAGAGCCTGAAAGAATGCGAATCGTAGACATAGTTTCTCCTGTGTGTTAATCAATCAATACAAGTATTATAGCACGAATGCCATTTATTGTCAAATTATGCTACCTTGCGAAAATACTGATAGGGCAAGCCCAGTGTATAAGCCAAATAGTCATCATCACCCTGAGTGTCCTCAGCTTCGTGGATCCAGCGCATTGCTGTTGCACGGTCCTTAGCACCCGAAAACATCAGGTCACTGATACGTTTCTCAAAAGAGAAAACTGCATTTTGTTCTGCCTGAACACGGATTTTTTCTTCGGCTTCAATAGCTACGCCAAGGCCTTCAAACTCAGCTTCAAACTGCTCCAAAGTCCAAGTTGAAGTGTCAACACCACGTGGACGAACACCGTAAGCGTCCTTGTACATGTCCCAGTAAAGTTCCCGGGCTTGTTCCAATTGTGTCAACT